TCAGCCCTTGGGCGGGTGAGGATCATTGCCGTAGCTGTTGCGCTCGCGGATGCGACCATCCTCACCATGAATCAGCACTTCGCTGCGCTGGTTGATGGCGATGTCGCGGGCGGCACGTTCGGCCTCGGACTGGGTGCGGTGATGCGAGGTGTCTCGCTGATTTCCTGCGCCACGTACGGCCCAGCCGTCGTCGCGCTTCACTACGTGTTGGTTTTTGCCGGTCATGTTCAAAATCCTTTCAAGGTTAGGTGGATGCGGTAAGTCGGGAGTGAGGAGGAATCTGTTCAGTCACCCCCTTTCCAGAATCAAGAAATCAGGCTTGAGCCAGTAGTGCCCCTTGTCGTCCTTGTCGACGAAGGTGGTGTAGATCTGCTTGTGCCGTTTGAAAATGTCCGCTGTGCGGAAGGTGGCGCCAGGCTCAAGGCCAAGCCCTTCGGCAATGTGCCGCTTGTGCACCTCGTCCCCATCGACGTCTTCCAGAATCTTCAGGAAGAGATAGACCTGGGGCGACAGATCGATGGCTTGGCCGTCGATCAGCGCGACGCGCTGCGTGTGCATCAGGCGCAGTGATGTCTCCGCCGATTCCTGCACCGGTGCCGGACGGGTCAGGTACGCCTCCAGGTTCTCGATCACCAGACCAGCCTTGCGGATGTGGGCGATGGCCCGCAGCGGTATCAGCAGGCGATCGCCCAAGGCAGTCCCGACCAGGGATGCCGGATCATCCGATGTGATGATCACCTCGGCACCGGGTGCGACCAGTTGCGTCAGCTTGGCCACCACCTGTTCGGACATCGCATTCAAGCGCCGCGCAAAGAACACCGTGTGACGCCGACGCCGATGTTCCATTTCGCCCAGTCGCCACAAGACGTTGTCTACAACCGTTTCGACGGTGTAGCGCGGCGCCAGCCCCAAGGCGACGGACAACCACTTGGCGAGCTTTGCGGGTTGCACCTGCCAGTAGTGCGCCTGCTCATTCGTCAGATCGACCCATCCACACTCGGGGCAGTGACCGCGATAGGGCTGCGACGCTGGCGCAGAATATGGTTGCGGTCGCATGGACTCGGTACCGCAGTCTGGGCAAAGGATATCCAGGGCTCGCTGGCGGCTGACGGCGATGGCCTCCAGAGCCAGCAGATGGCCGTAGAAACCGGGCCGGCTCGAAAGCCAGATCGTATCGGGCGAAATCAGCATGTCGTCGCGCTCCAGCAGCCGACAGATTTCTGCCAGCCCCTGGTCGTTCATGACCGCGACTTGTTCATTCATGCATGGCCCCCAAGGGTTCTTCAACCGCCTTGGCTGAAACTGGTGACTGCATGACGCTGAGTGCCCGCAGCAACGATTCCACCAGACGGGCATCGGCCTCTTCCATGTCGCGCAGATTGCTGATCCCGCTTTGCTTGAGATCGACGTGCAGCACGCGGCTGGCTTTGCCAGGCTGTACCGGTTCGAAGTAAAGCGACACCACGGCATCGATGATGTTGAAGCCCTGGCCCATCAGGATGGGACTGATCTGCTGGGCAATGAGGCAGGCCAGTACGTCAGGCGCATCCTTCTCGCCGGGTGGCTTGACCAGGTAGTCACAGATCGGCGGATGAATGGCACGGACCTTGGCCTGCGACAAGCGGATGTGCTCCACCCGGTGGGCGGCCAGATCACATTGACTGTTATCGAAGAGCTCAAAACCGTCCCGCAGACGGTTCAGGAAAAACATCGGTTTCTCGACATCCTTGGGCTGCAGCACCGCTTTGAACACATGCTTGCCGAGGTGTTCCAGCAAGGTCTTCTGTGTTTTCGCGCCGCCAGGAGCCAGCACGTCGATCACACCGCTGGCTGGGTAGATCACGACGTCCATGGCCATCGGTGGTCGAATCTCGCGCCAGTGGGCGCGGTTGTCGTCGCCGAACTCCAGTTGGCGCTGGGCGTTGTCCTCGATGAGGATACCCAACTGCACGCCACCATCCAGATGCCGGTCCAGAGTATCGATCTGGCAGGCGCGCGGCGTGCCCTTGCGCGGCGTGAATGCCGTGGCCAGGGCGACTTCGAGGGCGTGAATGTCTTCCTGCCCGCGGAATAACGCATCGACCGGCGGCACTTGCAAGCGTTTCCAGCCGCGTTTGCCGATGCGCAGGCTTACCGCATAGATGGCCTCCGCGGTAGCAAACTGCTCCGGCCAATTGGCCATGACCCACAAGGCCCGCTCCGCATCGCTGGTGAACTTTGTGAAATCCTCGTGGATCGCGGAGTCCGGCGCGGCGGTGTTGCGCAGGGCATCGACACCGCGCTGATTGGCCAGCTCATGCACGCGCCGCAGCTCGGCGTACAGCGCCTCACTCTGGGCGGCAGGCAGAGCATCGAAAATCTCGGTGACGGTGTCGACCAGCTTGTCATCCGCAAGCTCATTGGGCAATTCCAGCTTGCGAGACTGGAGGTAGAACATCCAGGCCTGGGCAGGCACCTGGCGGATGAGTTGGCGGTAGTTGAAGGCGGCCATCTTGTTTTTCCTTTTTGTTGGGCCGTCGTGCCGATGACTTCTTCTGTGCGCGAGAGGCCTGGGTTGGTTACACTGTTCTCAACACCAGATTGCACAACAAAGCAAAAGGTATTTGTTCGCTATATCGGGTGTTTTATGGAATTTAACGGTGGACGATTGTGTTGTCAAGCCGGTGCGTATTCGTTCGAAATAAAGTAATATCTCGGTCTGTGCAAAACGCTACCAAGCCCCTGATTGAAGGGGTTGAGAGAACACAGGAGAAACCGTGGCAACCCCACTGGGTGACAAAATTCGCAGGCTGCGCCGAGAACAGAAGATGAGTCTCGACGCACTGGCCGCCGCCGCTGGCATGAGCAAGAGCTATCTGTGGGAGTTGGAAAACAACGACGATGCCAACCCCACCATGGAAAAACTGGCCAGTATCGCCGCTGCCCTTCATGTGACGCCGGAGTTCTTGGCCCACATTGAGCAGGCCGATCAGCCCGAGGATGCCTTCGACAAGGCGTTCTTCCGGAACTACAAGACGCTGAAACCCGAGACCAAGCATCAGCTGCTTGAAATCCTCAAGACACTGAAGAAAACCCAAGGATGAGTGCGGCGCCCAACAAGCCGGCGCCATGGGCCAACCGGCTGAACAAGCTCCTGGACCAGTTCCATGCTGTCCATGGCGGCGACCGTTTCCCGGTTGATGTCGAAGCGCTGATTCGTGAAGTGCCGGCAACCTTTCAGACTGGGGAGCCGATCAGCATTCGGGGCGAAGCGATGGACCCGGAGTTTGAGGGCGCGCTGTTCAATCTGAACGCCGATGAGCCCGGTAAGGGCAACTGGGCCATCATCTTCAATCAGGCGATCAGCTCCCCTGGGCGGATCCGGTTCACGCTGGCACACGAACTCGGGCATTACCTGGTGCATCGCCATCTGCAGCCATCCTTCAACTGCAGTGAAGTCGACACCACCCAATGGGATAGCGAAGAGCGCCAGATTGAATTTGAGGCGAACACCTTTGCGTCCTACCTGCTGATGCCTGCCGATGATTACCGTCGGCAGATACACGGGGCAACCATCGATCTGGATGTGCTCGGTGTATGCGCGGATCGGTATGGCGTATCCATGACGTCGGCCATACTGAAGTGGCTCGAGCTCACGCCCCACCGTGCGGTGCTGGTTATGTCTCAGAACGGGGTCGTCCAGTGGGCCTGCGGCAGTGAGTCAGGCAAGTGGCTTTCCATCTCTCTGAACAAGCGGCTGGCCAATGGTCAGCGCCGGCCACTGCCCGCCAGGAGTGCCACCCGCTTGGGCACTGAAACCAATGTCGATCGACTGGGCACCCCGATCGATGCGCGCATCTGGTTCCCACAGGAGCCCGAGGGCATGGTGGCGCGGGAGATGCGCATCGCGTCTGATCTCTATCGTCAAACGATGACCCTATTGGTCCTCCCGCCTGAGGTGAAGCCTTGGGAGCGCGACAAGACCGACGATGACGACGATGGCCTTGAAAACACCTTCGATCGGTTCGTGCGTAACGGTCAGCCGCCGGTGCGCTGACGACACGGCCAGGCGGTTCGGCGGCGTTTGTCACCAGCACGCACCCACACCCAGCAGCTAACTCCCGTTCGCAATCACCCGCAGCAGACCGCAATTCCCTGCTCGGAAATCCGGTGTGCAGCCGGTGAAATGGTGGCAGTTTTCCACTACGAAAGCCTGCCATGACACCTCTCGAACACCCTTCTAAATCCGCCCACCGCGATCTCCTTGAGCTTGGGCGCTCGCCTTGCCAGGAAATCGCGCAGTTGCTCGCTGCCGGCATTCTCCGGGCACGCACCGGTTCTGCTGTGGCGAGCCCATGTCAGCAGGAAGCCACGGCTGGCGACATTCCGCTTGGCTTCACTGGCCACCAGCGCGTTCATACGAACCCGTCTCAACAAGAAGGAGTTTCCGTATGACGACACACGCAAACCAAGAAACCGTCGCCGCGCGCCTCGCGCAACTGCCCTACCTGCCGATGGAAAACCTCTGGGCGCTCTGGGATCAGCACTTTGATCGTCGCCCTGGCCACCATCACCGCACCTGGCTGGAAAGCCGGCTGGCTTACAAGATCCAGGAGGAGGCGTTCGGTGCCATGTCCTCATCGCTCAAGCGCCGACTGGAAAAAATCGGTGAAACCGGCGAGGTGCCCAACCAGAAGCGCCGTGCAGAAAACCAGCTGGCGCCGGGGGCCACCCTGATCCGGGAATACAACGGGATACCCCACCACGTCAAAGTGCTGGATGACGGGCGTTTTGAATACCTGACGCGCACCTACAAGAGCTTGTCCGGCGTGGCCAAGGCCATCACCGGCACAGCATGGTCTGGACCAGCCTTCTTCGGATTGCGCCAGCCGTCCAAGCGGGGGGTATCCGCATGAGAAAGCCTGCCCCCTATGCGAATACGCAAGTGCCAGCGATCACGCCCAAGCGGCGCTGCGCGGTCTACACCCGCAAGTCCACCGATGAAGGCCTGGACATGGAATACAACAGCCTGGAGGCGCAGCGTGATGCAGGACTGGCCTACATTGCCAGCCAGCGTCACGAGGGCTGGATTGCCTTGACCGATGGTTACGACGATGGCGGTTTTTCGGGTGGCAACATCGACCGCCCCAGCCTGAAGCGGCTGATGGCAGACATCGAAGATGGCAAGATCGACATTGTGGTGGTCTACAAAATTGACCGCCTGACGCGCAACCTGACAGACTTCGCACGACTGGTCGAGGTGTTCGATCGCCACGGGGTCTCGTTCGTCTCGGTGACACAGCAATTCAACACCACCACCTCGATGGGGCGCCTGACGCTCAACATCCTGCTGTCCTTCGCCCAGTTTGAGCGTGAGGTCACCGGCGAGCGCATCCGCGACAAGATTGCAGCCAGCAAGGCCAAGGGCATGTGGATGGGCGGCGTGCCTCCTTTGGGCTACGACGTCAAGGATCGCAAACTCGTCGTCAACGACAAGGAAGCGGCACTGGTGCGCGACATTTTCATGCGTTACGCCGAGCATGGATCGGCCGCACGTCTGGTGCGCGAGTTGCAGGTCGAAGGGCACACCACAAAATCCTGGGAGACCCAGACCGGAAAATTCCACCACGGCCGCATCATCGATCAACAGTACCTGTTCAAGTTGCTGCGCAATCGCCTGTACCTGGGCGAAATCACCAACAAAGGGGAAGTCTTCCAGGGGCAACATCAGGCCATCATCACACGGGCGCAGTGGGAGGCGGTTGAGGCGATCATTGCGCAACGCAAGCGCAGCACGACACGCGACCGTTACAACGAGACCCCGGCGTTGCTGGCCGGGTTCCTGTATGCACCCGACGGCCAGCGCATGTTGCCCACCTACACGCAGAAGAAAAACGGCAAGCGCTACCACTACTACGTCCCTTATCTGGAGAAGCGCCAGACGGCCGGTGCTTCACGCATCCCAGGCCAGCGGAGCATGGGTCCCATGCCGGCTGCCGAAATCGAGTCGGCCGTGCTGATGCAGGTACTGCGGGTGTTGCAGGAACCCGAGATGATCATCGGCGTGTGGCGCGAGGTGCTGACAATGCAAGAGCAGCCCGCTCTCGATGAAGCGATGGTCGTGGTGGCGATGCGCCGCATCGGGGATATCTGGGCGCAGATGTTCCCGATAGAGCAGCATCGGATCATGCGCTTGTTGATCGAGCGCGTGCAACTGCACCCGAATGGCCTCGACATCGTCTGGCGGGAAGACGGCTGGCAACGCTTCCGTCGCGAATTGGCCCAACACCCCTTTGTGGTGGAGCAAAAAGAGGCGCCCGCCATGGGCCACCTCGGCCATGATGAGGAGGTGATGGCATGAGCCAATCCACCCCGCAACGTTGCAAGATCGAGATATCGGTGTCGGGTCCGTCGCGTGAATACCAGAGCCAGGGCTCGGCGGTGACATTTGTCCCCTTGACCATCAAGCGCCGGCACACCCGAAAACTGCTCATCGCGCCCCCTGGTCAGGAGGACGCCAAAGTCCGATCGTCATTTGACCTGCCCATGATCCGCACAATCGGCAAGGCCTTCTATTGGCAAAAGTTGCTCGACAGTGGCGAGGTAGCCAACGCGACCGAACTGGCGCGGCAGTTAAAACTCGAGCCGGGCTGGGTGGCAGAGGTGCTGAGGTTGACACGATTGGCGCCCGACATCGTGCAGGCCATCCTGGATGGGCGGCAGCCGCGGCACCTCAATCTTCACGCAGTTCGCGGGCGCCAGGCGGAGGTGCCCGTCGACTGGGCCGAGCAGCGGCAGCTGTTCGGGTTTTTCGTAGGATGACAGTTGGTGGATTGCTATGCCTGATTGATCTGCGCTTCGATCTGTGAAACAGTATCCAGCACATCGGCGAAGCTGGGCACCGCACCGAAAATCATGCCCGCCATGGCTTGATAGTCGCGCCGCAACGCCTCGATCATTACAGTGGATGGCGTGATCGCAAACGACCCATGCCGTGCACTCTTCAAGTCGAGATCAGTGCTGTTAAAAAACAGCTGGGCATGGCGTGCGCAATCGAGTGCCAGCGCGCGATCCGAAAGTGCGGACTTCCCCTGCGGGGAGTGAATCAGCTTGTAAATGTCGTAGTAATGCCGGGAGACCCGTTGGCCTTGCTGGCGTAAAACGCCTCTGGTGTCATGCCAACGGCGTAAGCCATGAAGGATCACTACCTTGTCCCAAAATGTGCGCTCGGCATCTATGGTCAATACACTCGACACAACCAAATCTGATGTCGGCATATCATCCGCGACATAAGGGCGGATGGTGGTCGACCTGTGCGGATCCAACGCCGATTTCGCGCCCGCTTCTATCTTGACGGTCGGTTTGACGTAGTCGTCCGGGCCGACGGCAACGGATGGGTAACGTACGAGAAGTGTTTGCCGATCAGGGTCATCGTCGTCGCTCACAACGGCAGATTCGATCGACGCCAGTCCCGCAGCCTCGAAAGCGGCATGAATTTGTTCGTTGAGGCGCTGCACAAGCTGCCCCTGGATGTAGCCTTGGCAGGCCTGTTTAATTTCCTCGAGTCGGAGGCGTTGCTGTTTTCCAGACAGTCCCTCGAGGTCACTGACACCGATGTTCGCGCCAATGTCTTCGCGGAACACGGTAATGTCGATGTCCTCAGAAAACCGCGAGATCAAGCCATAGGCTTTGGACAGGGACGTACCTCCTTTGAACAGTAGCCGTGGCTCGTCAGGTGATCGTCCGTTGAAAAGCAGATCAAGTACCCAGGTAACCCAAAAATCCTTCTCGACATTTTGGAGCGGCGTCCCCAGTCGATTGGCGGTGGCCAGAAACAGTTCTCGTCTGTCGTTGGTTGGCGCTGCAATGATTGGCAGAAACGCTGGATTCATAGGTTGGCCTTTCCATCGGTCGTCGCTGAGCGAGTCAGTAGGTCACGAACCCAGGCTTGCATCCATGCGGGAAGGGTATGCAGCCCCATTTGTAAATCTTCAATAATCGAATGGCCATGCTGTGTGGATTGCAAGAGGCGAACAAGCTTTTTCATCACCATCTCCTGATCGGGTGATGCGGCCTGTTTGAGGCCATCCTTCAGCCAGTACAGCGCTTGGACAATGCGCATCGCAGGACGTCCCGCCCAGTAAAGCTTGCTTGGGGCCGTTAATTTGAATTTCAAAGTCATCTGACCCAGTTGGATGGGGCGTAGCCGGCCGTCGGTATGAACAACGAGTTGACCCGGAACTGCATGGGTGAGCCCAAGATCATTGGCCGCAGTAATGCCGTCAATCATGACCCGCACCTGATCACGCCGACCCACGGCATCGATGACTTGGCGATAGTCAGGGGCCGCCGGCTGGCCTGTTAACGAGTTCAGCTTGGGCAGGTCATAAAGCCCCCGATCAATCCGACGCAGTTCATTGTTGGCAAACAGGCGCTGGAGCGCCTTGTCCACGGCGTCACGTCCGCCCAAGTCGAGAAAATCGCCAGGCGTCCACACTTGGCCGGGCGGCGCCTGGCGGATGCGTTGGATGACTTGTGACTTGGTGACGGGGATCGGGTTGAGCATGGCTGACTCCTGTCCGAAAAGTATATACACATATCGGACATTTGCAATAGGTCCAGCCGTCTTTCCCTCAATTTCTGACTTGGGTGTCACGCAAGACCCGGATCAGAGCCGCACAGGCAGCAATTGCCTGATCTGCCCACCCTTTGCGTCCACCTTGCCCACCGGTTTGCCCACCCCCTGAATCCCAAACTGCACTCACGTTTTCGCAATCACCTGAAAGGAGATCAACGTGAGTGTCAAACACCTGAATCAGCGCCAACTGGCTGAGCGCTGGAATGTCGCGGAGGCCACGCTCGAACGCTGGCGATCTGCCGGTATAGGGCCGGTGTATCTGAAGTTGCAGGGCCGCGTCCTCTACCGAGTCGAGGACATCGAGGAGTACGAGGCGAGGAGTCTGCACAGCAGCACGTCCTCGCGCGTGGTGGCAGGAGGTGTGGCATGAGCCTACTTCATCCGACCTCGCAAAGCCAGGATTTGGTGTCGATTCCAGCCACCGAGTTGGCCGCATTCGATGCTCGCAGCCTGTTCCAGCTCAAGACGCTGGCCTCCGGCCGCCTGGCCACTGCCAAGGCTGAAGTCGATCACATCGAACACGCCCTGAGCCTGAAGTACGCCGAGCGCGCCAAGCACCTGCGCCTGGTCGCCGGCAAAGACAGCGGCGTCGTGCATTTCGACGACGGCGACGTGCGTATCACTGCTGACTTGCCTAAGAAGGTCGAGTGGGATCAGACGCTACTCGCCAATCTCGAAGCACGCATTGCCGCCAATGGCGACAACCCGCGTGAATACATCGACGTCAGCTACCGCGTCTCTGAGACCAAGTTCTCCGCCTGGGCCAGTGCCCTGCGCGAGCAATTCATCCCCGCACGAACCGTGAAGGTGGGCAAGCCCAGCTTCCGCCTCGCCCTGCTTTCGGAGTAATAACCATGTTCAAAAACCTGATCGAATCCCTGCGCAAGAAAACCCTGTCCCTGTCCGACTTGCCGGAAACCATCCGCGTACCTGGCCACGCCGGGCAGACCGACATCGACCGCCTCCCCCTCGACCAAGCGTCGGTCGATGACCTGGCCTTCGCTATCCAGGGGCTGGAAACCCGCTCGTCTGAAATCGCCTGCCAGTTGCATTCCTTGCGCCGCCTGCATGACTTGGCGCGCGCCCGGGGAGCTCTCGGCACGGACAAAGTCACCGAGATCTTTGGTGGGGAGGTCTGACATGAGCTTTCCCTTCATCACCGCCGAGCAGCGCCTCGCCGAAAAGCGTGGCTCCAAGGGCGTCATCCTCGGCCCGTCGGGTGTGGGCAAAACCACACTACTCAAAACCGCCGATGCGGCTCGCACGCTGTTCATCGATCTGGAAGCCGGAGATCTGGCGGTACTGGACTGGCCTGGTGACAGCGTGAGGCCGCGCACCTGGCAGGAATGTCGGGATCTGGCCTGCTACATCGGCGGACCCAATCCGGCGCTGCGCGACGACCAGTCCTACAGCCAGGCGCACTACGACCAAGTCTGCGCCCAGTACGGTGATCCCGCGATGCTGGCCAAGTACTCGCTGATCTTCGTCGACTCCATCACGGTCGCGGGTCGCCTGTGTCTGCAATGGGCCAAGGGTCAGCCGCAGGCCTTCTCCGAAAAAACCGGCAAGCCTGACACGCGCGGTGCCTATGGCCTGCACGCCAGCGAACTGGTCGGGTGGCTCACGCAGTTACAGCACGTCCGTGACAAGGACATCTGGCTGGTGGGAATCCTCGACGAAAAGCTCGACGACTTCAACCGCAAGGTGTTTAGCCCACAGATCGAGGGCTCCAAAGCCGCGCTGGAGCTGCCCGGCATCGTCGATCAGGTCATTTCGATGGTGGTGCTCAAGTCGGATGACGGCACGCCTTATCGGGCCTTCGTCTGCCAGCACATCAACCCCTGGGGCTATCCCGCCAAAGACCGTTCCGGACGACTGGAGGTCGTCGAGGAGCCGCATCTGGGCCGCCTCATTTCCAAGATCACCGCGCCGCGCGCGCAATAAGCAGGAGAGTTTTCATGAACAGCTACAACCACAACGCCGCTTGGAACGATTTCAACGATGCCGAGGACCAGCGTGAATACGCCCTGATTCCGCCCAAGACCCTGGCCAAGGTGATCATGGCCATTCGCCCAGGCGGTTATGACGATCCGAGCCAAGGCTGGACGGGCGGCTATGCGACCCGCTCTGAAAAGACGGGGGCGATCTACCTCAACGCCAAGTTCACCATTCTGGAGGGACCGTTTGCCAAACGGGTGGTGTTCGGGCTGATTGGCTTGTCCAGCCCGAAGGGTCCCGAGTGGACCAACATCGGCCGCAGCTTTCTGCGCGCCATCCTGAACTCGGCACGCGGTATTCACCCGGCCGACAACTCGCCGCAAGCCCAAAGCGCGCGCCGTATCAAGGGCTTCGCCGATCTGGATGGCGTGGAGTTTGTCGCTCGCATCGATGTCGAGAAGGATCAGAACGGCGACGACAAGAACGTCATCAAGGCCGCTATTCAGCCGGATCACAAGGAATACGCGGCCCTGATGGGGCAACCGGCGCGCATGTCCAGCCCTGCGTCCGCTGCGCTGCAGAGTGCCACCCCATCTGCCCCTGGCGTGCCCACCCGTCCCGCTTGGGCGCAATAAGGAGGACTTCCCATGATGCTGCGTCCTCGGCAGCGGGAGTTCGTCACCCGCTGCGTCACGGCTCTCAAGGCCCATGGCAACACCCTCGGTGTGGCGCCGACTGGGGCTGGCAAGACGATATGCCTGTCCGGCACGGCCGGGGAGTTCCTGCAACACCCGGATGCCAAAGTGTGTGTTCTGGCGCACCGGGATGAACTGACTGCGCAAAACCTGGCCAAGTTTGGCCGGGTCAATCCCCACGTCAGCACTTCTGTGTTCGATGCCCGCCAGAAGTCCTGGTCGGGTCAGGCCACCTTCGCCATGGTGCAAACCTTGGCGCGCAACCTCGACCAGATGCCCATGCTGGACATGCTGGTGATCGACGAAGCCCACCACTGCGCAGCGCCGACTTACCGGTTGGTCATCGACTCCGTGCTCGCCAAAAACCCGCATGCGCTGATTTATGGCGTGACCGCCACACCCAATCGCGGCGACGGCAAAGGTCTGCGGGAAGTGTTTTCCAACGTCGCGGATCAGATCCGGTTGGGTGAGTTGATCCGTTCCGGTCACCTGGTGTCGCCACGTACCTTTGTGGTTGACGTTGGCACCCGCGACGCACTCGACGGCGTGCGCAAACTGACCGAAGACTACGACATGAACGCCGTGGCGTCGATCATGAACACCACGCCTGTCAATGCGGCGGTGGTCCAACATTGGCAGGAGCATGCCGCCCGACGCAAGACCATTGCCTTTGCCGCCACGGTCGATCACGCGTATGCCGTCTGCCATGCATTCATTGCAGCGGGTGTGAAGGCCGCTGTGGTTCATGGCGAGATGACCCCTGCCGACCGTCAAGCCACGTTGACGTCCTATGAAACCGGCGATGTAACGGTGCTGGTCAATGTCGCCGTGCTCACAGAGGGTTACGACTACACGCCCACCTCGTGCATCGTGCTGCTGCGCCCCAGTTCCTACAAATCCACCCTGATCCAGATGGTCGGGCGCGGCCTTCGCGTGGTCGACCCTGCCGAACACCCGGGCGTCATCAAGACTGACTGCGTTGTTTTGGATTTCGGAACGGCGTCCTTGCGTCACGGCAGTCTGGAGCAGGAAGTTGATCTCGATGGTTTCGCCGGTGACGGTGAGGCACCGACCAAGCACTGCCCGCAGTGTGATGCAGAAGTACCCATGGCCAGTCGCGAGTGCCCGCTCTGTGGGCACAGTTTTGCCAGGGAGATCGAGGAGACGCGGCATCGGATCAGCGATTTCGTGATGACCGAAATCGACCTGCTCAAGCGCTCCAACTTTGCCTGGTGCGATCTCTTTGGCGACGACTGTGCGCTGCTGGCCACCGGCTTCAAAGCCTGGGCTGGGGTCTTCTTCCTTGGTGGGCGCTGGTATGCGGTGGGTGCTGCCGAAAAACTCCCCGCCCGCTTGCTGGGTGCGGGTGAACGCACGGTGTGTCTGGCCCAGGCCAATGACTGGCTCAATGACCAGGAAGTCGACGATGCCGCCCACAAAACCCGCCGCTGGCTGCAGGAGTCGCCTACGCCCGGGCAACTGCGTTACCTACCTGCACCCTTGCGTGCTGATTTCAGCCTGACCCGCTATCAGGCCTCTGCGCTGCTGACCTTCCAGTTCAACAAGACCGCTATCCAGCGTTTGGTCACCGCTGCCAACGATGCGGTGATGACTGAACTACGGGAGGTTGCGTGAAATGTGCAGTGTGTGCCCGTCAAGCCAAGGGCCTGGGGTATTTCAACCCCCGCCTGCCGCGCTCCGATCATCGCCGCTACAGCGATCGCTGGGTGTTCTGCTCCATGCGGTGTCAGAACGCATTCTCCAAGCTCATGGTGCGCCTGACCCAGTTTCAGGAGGACGCCGTGATTGATCCCAGCGACATGGAAATCGCCGCGATGCGATCCGCACTCGGCCCCTTAGGCGAGTACGTCGCCTCCATTGGCATGGATCGCCCTTTGGCCGACTACGGCAAGGATGAAATCCTGCGCCTGGTGGAGGTCGTGGTCGACGCCTATCAGGCCCACATGCTCGCCGAGCACGAACGCATGGCCGAGAGAGACCGCGCTTTCTTTGAACAACGTGCCAGCCGTCAGGCATCTGCATCGACGGGTGGCGATCACCACAGGATTCCCTTTTGATGATAGACCTGAACCATCAACCCAAATTTCATGAGCAGGTATCGGCGTTGCTGGATGCCGCCCTCCAATCGGAGCGCAATCAGCAGGCGCGCCGACGTTATCTCGGTGCTTCCCGCTTGGGCGTGGCGTGCGAGCGCGCCCTTCAATACGAGTATGTCGATGCGCCGGTCGACGACGGCGCCCAGTTGCCCGGTCGCACGCTGCGAATCTTTGAGGTTGGCCATGTGATGGAGGACCTTGCCATCCGCTGGCTGCGCTTGGCTGGGTTCGACCTCTACACCCGCAAGCAGGATGGCGGGCAGTTCGGCTTCTCTGTCGCGGGCGGCCGCATCCAGGGGCATGTCGACGGCGTGATTGCCGGCGCACCCTCCGCGTTGAACTTGTCGTTTCCCATGCTTTGGGAGTGCAAGACCATGAACGACAAGAACTGGCGCGACACCGCCAAGAAGGGAGTCGCTGTCACCAAGCCCATCTACGCCGCACAGATGGCGATCTATCAGGCGTACATGGAGCCGAGCATTCCTGGCATCGCATCCCAGCCCGCGCTGTTTACCGCCATCAACAAGGACACCCAGGAGCTCTGGCTGGAACTGGTGCCGTTTGATGCGGCGCTGGCACAGCGCATGTCGGATCGGGCCGTCAAGGTCATCCAGGCCACCGAGGCCGGTGAATTGCTGCCGCGCGTGGCAGCAGAGCCGAGTTTCTACGAGTGCAAGTACTGCGCCTGGGCCCGGCGGTGTTGGGCTGAGCTGGGTACGAACGACCAGGGGGTGCAGCCATGAACGCGCGCCTTCCCGAACATGTCATCCGGCCAGCTCCGCTTGCTGCGCAACGGCACAAACCCTTGATCGGCGCATCCCTGCTGGAGCGCCTGCTGCTGCGCCATGTGTCTGTCGTGTGCCCGGAGTCCCGATTGGTCGTGGCGGTGATCAAACAGGCCTTCGTTGACCTGTGCTCGCCCTCGAAGCATCAGCGTGCCCAAGCCCGGCGATTCTTCCAGGATGGTCGCCTGAAGCTGTGGTGTGACCAAGTGGGCCTGTCGCCCAACTTCATGCGCGAAATTGCCATCAAGGCGGGCTACCTGAATCCGGCAGATACCGCCGAAGGAGATGGCCATGCTTGATTTCAATGGTCAAGACGATGTGGGTTCGTCTGCGGGTGGCAATGCCGAGCGGGATGAGTTGCGCGCCGCTTTGCTGGCTCGACTGGAGAGTGTGCTGTTTGCCCTGTTTCCGGCAGGCAAGATCGTGCACGGCAAATTCGTGGTCGGCGATGTGCTGGGCAGCCCGGGGCGCAGCCTGGAAATCGAGCTCGACGGTGAGCGTGCGGGTTTGTGGATCGATCGCGCCACGGGCAATGGGGGCGACATCTTTGCGCTGATTGCTGCACATCGGCACTGGGATACCCATCGCGATTTCGCTGCGGTGCTGGGCTTCGCCCGCGAAATCCTCGGCCGCGCGCCTGCCGTGTCTCCCGTTAAACGCAAGGCCAGCCCACCGGTGGATGAGTTGGGGCCCGCCACGGCGAAATGGGACTACTTGGCCGCCGACGGCAGTCTGATTGCTTGCGTGTATCGGTACGAGCCGGCTCCAGGCCGCAAGGAGTTTCGGCCATGGGATGCCAAGCGCCGCAAGATGACTCCTCCCGATCCGAGACCGCTATTCAATCAACCCGGCATCGCCCATGCCGAACAGGTGATTCTGGTCGAAGGAGAGAAGTGTGCACAGGCCTTGATCGATGCCGGCTATTGCGCGACCACCGCGATGCACGGCGCCAATGCCCCCATCGACAAGACCGACTGGTCACCCCTACAGGGCAAGGATGTCCTGATCTGGCCCGACCGCGACAAGCCCGGCTGGGAATACGCGATGAATGCGGCCGAGGCGGTCATGGCAGCCGGTGCGCATCATTGCGCGGTGCTGATGCCGCCAGCCAATCCGACGGAAGATGCGCCGCAGGGCGCTGCGGATGGGTGGGATGCAGCCGATGCACTTGCCGAAGGCTTTGATGTGCAGGGCTTCCTTGCCGATGGCGAGCGCATCCAGTTTCAGCCATCGACCACCGAGTCTGGGCAGACGTCAGACCCGACCGAGCAATCGGTCTGGGCGACGGAGGACGCGCTGGCGTTGACCTTCTCCGGTCGGTACGCACAGGACTGGCGCTATGTCGCCCTGTGGGGCAAATGGGTGTTCTGGACCGGCAAGCGCTGGCAAACCGAGGAGACCTTGGCTGCGCACCACTTGATGCGACAGATCTGCCGTGAGGCTGCACTCAAGGCTGATTCGCACCGTGTGGCCGCCAAACTTGCCAGCAGCGGCACCGTAGCCGGGTTGGAGCGGCTCGCGCGTTCGGATCGGCGTCATGCGGCAACGGCTGACGAATGGGACGCCGACCCCTGGTTGCTCAACACGCCGGGTGGCGTGGTGAATCTCAAGAACGGTGTACTGCGTTCGCACGATCGCCTGGATCGGTTAACCAAGATCACGACCGCTACGCCATCGGGGGATTGCCCTACATGGCGGCAATTCCTGAATGAGGTCACGGGTGGCGACCAGACCTTGCAAGCGTATCTGGCCCGTATGGCGGGGTATGCCCTGACGGGGTCGACCCGTGAGCATGCGCTGTTCTTCCTGTATGGCACAGGTGCCAATGGCAAATCGGTGTTCGTGAACACGCTGGCCACCATCCTGGGTGATTACGCAACCAATGCGCCCATGGACACGTTTATGGAAACCCGCACGGACCGGCATCCGACCGATATGGCGAGCTTGCGTGGGGCCCGCTTTGTCGCAGCGATTGAAACCGAGCAGGGCCGACGCTGGGCCGAATCCAAGGTCAAGAGCCTGACCGGTGGCGACAAGATTTCTGCCCGCTTCATGCGCCAGGATTTCTTCGAGTTCATGCCGCAATTCAAGCTGATCGTAGCCGGCAATCACAAGCCTGCGATCCGCAACATCGATGAGGCCATGAAGCGGCGCCTACACCTGATCCCGTTCACGATCACCGTGCCTCCGGAAAGACGTGACAAGCATCTGCAGCAAAAGCTGCTCGCCGAACGGGATGGGATCTTGGCCTGGGCCGTTCAAGGCTGTCTGGAGTGGCAGCGCTTGGGCCGGCTCGATCCGCCCCAGCAGGTGCTGGATGCGACGGACGAGTACTTCGAAGAGGAAGACGCCATTGGCGAGTTCCTGGACGAGGACTGCCAACAGTCACCCGTGGCGCGCGAGGCGATCTCCGCAATCTATCAGCGCTGGCGTGAGCGGGCCGAGCGGCGCGGTGAGTACGTGGGCACCAGCCGCTGGCTGACCCAGCAACTCATCAACCGTGGGTTTGCCCGCACACGACTGCATGGCGGGGCCAAGGCTTTGTCCGGCCTCTCGCTCAAACCCCGCGATCCGGGCGGCTACATGCCCTATCGCGATGACTGACCCGAATGGGTGACCGAAAGTGACCGGCATCTCGTTATCTCTCTACACGTGTACGCGCGCAGGCGCGAGCGGTTAACGAGAAACGGGTCACCTTCGGTCACCAGATGCCAAAAACACATGGAGTGACTAATGAACACAATGACCATCCTCGCCCTCGATCTGGGCATCCAAACGGGTTGGGCACTGGCCTGCCGCGACGGCGGTATCACCAGTGGCAGCCAATCCTTCAAACCCCAACGCTTCGAAGGCGGCGGCATGCGCTTCCTGCGATTCAAGCGCTGGCTCACCGACATCAAGCAGTGCAACGACGGCATTGACCAAGTCGTCTTCGAAGAGGTCCGCCGCCACGTCGGTGTCGACGCCGCCCACGCCTACGGCGGCTTCATGGGCCAGTTGACCGCCTGGTGCGAGCACCACCAGATCCCGTACCAGGGCATTCCGGTCGGCACGATCAAGAAGCACGCCACCGGCAAAGGCAATGCCAGCAAGAACGAGATGGTCACATCTGCCCGCGCCCGTGGCCATGCCCCGGCAGACGACAACGAGGCTGATGCCATCGCCTTGCTCTACCTGGCCCGTGAGATGGCATCGGAGGGGGTGTGACATGAAAGTGCCGCAATACCGCTACCGCTGCCCCTTGGGCAATCTGCAGCCGACCACGCCGGATCTGGACGCAGTCAAACGCGAGGGCTGGCGCAACGACCACCTCCTGGTGGTATCCGAGCACGACGACCGGCTGGACTGGGTCGAAAAGCAGTTTGTACGCAGGCTCGGCGAGCGTCTCTACGGGGATGGAGGTAAGCGCCATGACTGAGATCCGAACCGAATGGACCGTGGAGGACGTGGCAGCCCGCTTCGCTGAGGCGGCCGAGACAGCACACAAGCTGCCCCGGGTGCGCCCGGGTGGGTACTTCAACCCCTGGATGACGCTGGCCCTCCAAGTGCCTGAGCGCTATCCCGATCCCGAACGGCTGTACCGACCCATGCCGCCCAGTCCCCAAGCCGTTGAGCGGATGCTTGAGACCATGCGCTGGGTGCATTGGCTGGAGGTGGAGCAGCGGCATCTGGTGTGGATGCGTTCAAACCGTTATCGCTGGGAGCAGATCGGTCGGAGGTTTGCCTGCGCAGCCCGCACCGCTCAGCGCCGCTTTGATGCTGCCATCCATCTGGTCACTCTGCACCTAAACCAAGGCCATTGACTGAAGTCGCGGCAAGTTGATGGCTCGCGCGGGGTGACGCGGGATGGTTATGACGGATGCCAAAACACTCCCTGTCGCGTTTTACCCGGTTTCGGCCTACAGTTTCAGCTATGGTCAGGACAGCGGTGTGGGCAGCGGGTGTGATCTTCAGATCGCAGCCTCCCACCCCAACAGATGCGAATCGATGCGAACCCATGATGGCTGATGCCAATCTGGTGATTGCGAAGCCCTGCGGAAAATCGATGGGTCCTTCCTGGCCAAAACGGTATGCGGGGGGCAACAGCGCGAGATTTCGATAGCGACTGCCTTGAAAAACAGGTTACCACCCGGCCAGGTTACCGGCCTGTGGTTACCACCGTCCCTGACAGTTACCACCCCCTGAATATTTCCAACCCGCCCGGCGGCAACGCTCGGCGGGTTTTTCAATTCCATGACGCCAAACCTGCAGATCGAATACCGCCCGATCGATGCGCTGCTGCCCTACGCGCGTAATCCGCGCACGCACTCGCCGGCGCAGATCGCCAAGATCGCAGCCAGCATCGTGGAGTTCGGCTGGACTCAGCCCATCCTGATAGATGGCGACAACGGGATCATCGCGGGCCATGGTCGCCTGGCGGCGGCGCGCAAGCTCGAACTGGGCGAAGTGCCGGTGATCGAGCTGGGTCATTTGAGCCCAGCACAAAAGCGCGCTTACGTGATTGCCGATAACCGCCTGGCCCTGGATGCTGGATGGGACGATGAGCTGCTGGCGCTGGAGCTCTCGGAGTTGTTCGAGGCAGGGTACGACCTGCTGCTGACCGGCTTCGAGGATGACGAGCTGGCCAAGATGCTGTCTGATCTTGGTGCCGGGGAAGCGCAAGCGCCGGATGAGGATCCGACCAGCGAAGAGGACGACGATGTCCCGGAGCCACCTTGCCAACCGATCAGCCGTCTTGGTGATGTCTGGCAGCTGGGCCCGCACCACCTGATCTGCGGTGATGCCTCCGACCCGGTCGCCGTCGCCACCCTGATGCAGGGGGAGCAGGCGAGCCTGTGCTTTACCTCACCACCCTACGGCAACCAGCGCGACTACACCTCCGGTGGCATTGCGGACTGGGATGGACTGATGCGCGGCGTGTTCGCGCAGCTGCCCATGGCTCCCGATGGCCAGGTGCTGGTCAACCTCGGGCTGATCCACCGCGACAACGAGTTCATCCCGTACTGGGACCAGTGGCTTGACTGGATGCGAAACCAAGGCTGGCGGCGCTTTGCCTGGTACGTCTGGGACCAAGGTCCGGGCATGCCCGGTGACTGGCAGGGACGCCTGGCACCGAGCTTCGAATTCATCTTCCACTTCAACCGACAGACTCGCAAACCGAACAAGACGGTGCCCTGCAAGTTCGCTGGCCAGGAAACCCATCTGCGCGCCGACGGGTCATCCACCGCCATGCGCGGCAAGGACGGCCAGGTCAACGGTTGGACGGCAGCCGGTCAACCGACGCAGGACCACCGCATACCTGACTCGGTGATCCGGGTCATGCGCCACAAGGGAAAGATCGGCCAGGGCATCGACCACCCCGCAGTCTTCCCGGTGACGCTACCTGTGGAGGTCATTGAAGCCTACACGCAGGAAGGTGAGATCGTCTTCGAACCCTTCGGCGGCAGCGGCACCACGCTGATGGCCGCGCAGCGCACCGGGCGCATCGGCCGTGCCGTCGAGATCGCGCCTGAGTACGTCGAT